TAATGATATACGTCAAATTATAGCCGATGCTAATGTAGATGATTTTGATGAATTATTTAAAGCATTATATGAACGTGCTTCTGAATACTTACAAAATAAAGAAGGTACAGCAGCTATTTTAATAAATGAACATCAATATAAAGCAAATTTCCGAATCGACAAGGAAATAAATACAATGTCGTTAATTCAAAACTTAATAAATAATAAATAATTATGCAACAGCAAGTACAACAACCCCCAATTGATCTAAAAAACACATCCCCAGTTAAAACATTTGATGGGGGAGTTGTTTTTCAACAAGGAGTAGTATTAAGAACTGTATCCAAATTTGTAATGGGGACAGATGAAGATGCCTTACTTCCAATCCCTGTCTTTTATGATCCAGCAACTAAGAAAATTCTTAAATCTTCAGTTCCAAAAGAATTAAGAGAGGAATTAGCTGATGACTTAATGGATTAGATTTGAAAAATATTTTTGATTGGTTAAAAGCAATTAATACTACCAAACCCCCAGTTGATTCTTTTACAGATAAAGACTGGGAGGTTTGGAATAGTTATATGGTTCATAGGTTTATATCAATGAATCCTGATTATATTGAAGTAGTTAATTATGTTCAAGATTTCCCACCTCAGGAAAAAAGAATGATATATTCTATTTATAAGGAATTTATTCCTAAAAATAATAAATGGAATAAGTATATTAAGTCTAAGGTAAAACAACCTAGTAAAGATTTAACAAACCATATTAAAGATTATTTTCAATGTTCAAGTAAAGAAGCAAAGGAATATATAAATATATTGGATACCCCAGAAATTAATCGTATATTAACCAACAGAGGATTAAATAAAAAAGAAATAAAACCGTTATTAAAATGACAAAAGAATTATACAATATGTTAAAAACATCTGCTGAAGCAGATAAAGCTAAAGCATTATTATCACTTGAATTATTAGGTAATAAAGCAGTAGGAATTGGAGACCATTCCACAGAAGATTTTTATAAAAATGCCGAAGAAGCACTTATCATGCTAGTAGATGCCGATGATAAATTAAATGCATTGGGGCAATATTTTGATCCTAAAGCACAAATCAATGGGTGATTCAGTCAAAAAATACATGGAGAGTTTAGAAAATAAAATTAATAGCGGGGGACATTTTGCTTCCAACGCAGTCCAATTATCAAAAGTTATGAGTGATAGAGAAATAATGAATGCAAAATCAGGATCAAAATTAGATGTAAAGGTATTTGAAAAAGAATACCCTGAATTATCTAAAGAATTTAAAAATATTCAAAAAGAAATGTATGAGTTATTTGCTCGTAAACATATGGATTATGGGTTAAATAACATTGCTTTAGGCGGAGATATCGTTAATAATAGCGATGACAAACAATTTTCACTGACTGGGTTATGTATTAGACTTACAGACAAAATTTCACGTCTTAAAAATCTAATAATTAATGGTAGATCATTTGTTAAAGGTGAAGGTATGGAAGATACATTTATAGACATTGCCAATTATGGAATAATCGGTCTTTTAGTAGGTCGAGACAAATGGAAAAAATAGTTTGGCTAAAAAAATACCTAAAATAGTAAAGGAGATTAAAAATAATCCACCTAAGGAAATTAATTTTGCATACCAAAAGAATATATCCTATTCTCAGATGTCAATTTTCCGAAGTTGTCCTTATCGTTGGAAACTCCAATATAAGGATAAAATTAAAAGATTTAATTCTTCAATACACACTGTATTTGGAACTGCAATACATGAAGTAATGCAGCATTATTTAGATGTGATGTATGAAAAATCTGCAGCGGCTGCTGATAGGGAAATTAATATAGAAGAATTTTTTCAAGAAAAATTTATAGGTGAATATCAAAAACAATACAAAACTAATAATAATGAACATTTTTCTTCTGCTGAAGAAATGAGGGAATTTTTTGAGGATGGGGTTGCTATATTAGAGTGGTTTAAGAAAAAACGTAGTAGATATTTTAGTAAAAAAGGTACATATTTAGTTGGCTGTGAAATACCAATTGTAATTGCGCCAAATAAAATGTATAATAACATATTATATATGGGATATCTGGATGTTATAACATACTGTGAAACAACAGATACATTTAAAATAATCGATATAAAAACCAGTACTAAAGGGTGGAATTCATATGACAAGAAAAATGAAGATAAACATTTTCAATTAATATTATATAAAAAATTCTTTTCTGAACAATATGGGATTCCATTAGATAAAATTGATATTGAGTTTTTTATTGTTAAAAGAAAAGTACTAGATTGGGATGATGATAAAATTATGTCACCCCACCAAGCTTATAGAGTACAAACATTTGTACCACCTAGTGGCAAAATAAAAATAAATAGAGCTAATAATGCTATAAATGATTTTATAACAGAGTGTTTTAGTTCAAATGGAAATATTAAAGAAATAGATTACCCAAAATCTCCTTCCAAATGGAATTGTACATTTTGTCCTTATGGAGAGGATAAAGAACTATGTGGAGCAAAGGCGCATTTTGAGTAATACTTATATATGTATAATAAACGTTTTAATAAATAAAGATTATGACAACAAAAAAACAAATGACACTAACTAGTGTTAAAGTCAAAAGTGATTTATTCGAGAATTTTAAAATTGAGTGTGTAAAACGTAAATTTTCATTCCAAAAACTTGCCGATCGGGCTTTATTTTTGTATCTTACAGATGAGGATTTTCGCAAACAAATTACTAATCAAATTAATCTCGATTTATAAATCTTATGAATAAAGACTTTAAGTATATCCCTAAGGATAAAAGAAAAAAAATACTTCTAATTTGTGATGATATTAGAGTACATTCAGGAGTTGCCACGATAGCAAAGGAAATTGTATTACATACTTCTCACCATTTTAATTGGGTACAGATAGCTGGATCTATAGACCATCCTGAAAAAGGAAAAAGATTAGATTTATCCCAAAATACTAATGAACTTATGGGAATAAATGATTCATCTGTATTATTGTATCCTGCTGCGGGGTATGGGGATTCACAAATGTTAAGATCAATAATTAAATTAGAAAAACCGGATGCACTCTTTCTAATTACAGATCCTAGATATTTTACCTATATTTGGAGTATGGAACAAGAAATTAGGAAAAAAATCCCAATTACTTACCTAAACATTTGGGACGATTACCCAGCTCCTATGTATAATAGACCATATTATGAGGCATGCGACTTATTAATGGGGATTTCAAAACAAACTGTTAACATTAATAAATTGGTATTAAAGGGGCATGAAGGTAATAGAATTTTTAAATATATCCCCCATGGTAAAGATATTACCCATTTTTTCCCACTTATGGATAATGATCTGGATTTAATTAATTTTAAAAAATCTGTATTCAAAAACAAAGACCCAGAATTTGTTCTTTACTTTAACTCAAGAAACATCAGAAGAAAACAAATACCAGATGCAATGATGGCTTTTAGAGCATTTTTAGATTCTTTACCTAAAGAAAAAGCTAAAGATTGTTATATGGTATTAAAAGTTGAAAGAATAACTAATGCTGGAACTGATTTACCTAAAGTAAAAGAATATCTATTTGATCAAGATTATCACAAGAATGTAATTTTTATAGATTCAAAATTAACTGAACAACAATTAAACTGGTTATATAATATAGCAGATGTTCATATATTATTATCTTCTAATGAAGGTTGGGGGTTAGCCAATACTGAATCTATGTTAGCAGGAACTCCTATTATTGCTAATGTTACAGGAGGTATGCAAGATCAAATGAGATTTATAGATGAAAAAGGAAAATGGTTTACACCAAGTGCCGATGTTCCGTCTAACCATAGGGGTACATATAAAGAACATGGTGAATGGGCATTCCCAGTTTATCCAACATCAAGATCAATTCAAGGTTCTCCTCCAACTCCTTACATTTATGATGATAGGTGTACTTGGGAAGATGCTTTTGAAAGAATTAAAGAATGTTATAGTTTAGGTAGGAAAGAACTTAAACGAAGAGGATTAAAAGGAAGAGAATGGGCTTTAAGTGATGAAGCTGGATTTACTTCTACACATCAAGCAAAAAGAGTAATAAATGCTTTGGACGAATTATTTGATGTATGGGAACCAAGAGAAAAATATGAAGTAATTAACGCAAATAATTATAAAGGTAAATTTTTAAATCATAAAATTATATATTAATGAGTAAACCAAGATTTGTTATAAGCTGCCCTTTCGATACTTATTCAGGATATGGGGCAAGATCAAGAGATATAGTTAAAGCTATTATCGAATTAGATAAATATAAAGTAGAATTATTATCACAAAAATGGGGTGAAACCTCTTGGGGGTTTTGTGAAGACCATTCTGAATGGGGGTTTTTATATAAACATATAGCTACCCAAGATTGGCAAAAAACCCAACCAGAAATTTGGATGCAGATTACAATCCCTAATGAATTCCAACCTATAGGAAAATATAATATAGGATTAACAGCGGGGATTGAAGCTACTGCTTGTAAACCAGAATGGATTGAGGGACTGAATAGAATGGATATAAATTGGGTTTCTTCACAATTTGCTAAAGATACTTTTGAAAAAATGGTTTATGATAGACAAGATAAAAGAACAGGTCAAATTGTAGGTAAAGTAAAACTAGAAAAACCAATTGAAGTTATTTTTGAGGGGGTGGATGTATCTACTTATAAACCAATAACAAGTGGAGAAATTAAAACGATTACTTTTAAGGATATAAAAGAAGAATTTTGTTATTTATTTGTCGGGCATTGGATGCAAGGAGAATATGGGCATGATAGAAAAAATGTTGGTGTATTAGTTAATTCTTTTTATGAAAGTTTTAAAAAGGGTATAGGTAAAAAACCCGCACTTATTTTAAAATCTTCAATTGGAGTAGCTTCATATAGTAGTAGGGATAGTATTTTAGATAAAATTAAACAAATTAGAGATTTACATGGCAAAGCTAATTTACCTAATATCTATCTATTAAATGGAGAATTTGATGACTCAGAAATGAATGAATTATATAATCATCCTAAAGTTAAAGCCATGGTTAGTTTCACTAAAGGGGAAGGATTTGGTCGACCTCTATTAGAATTTGCTACTACAGGTAAGCCTATTATAGCTTCAGGTTGGAGTGGTCACATAGATTTTTTAAAAACTGAATATAATGTTTTACTTCCTGGTAAATTAGAAAATGTTCATGGATCAGCTTCTAATAATTGGTTAATAAAAGAAGCTAAATGGTTTCAAGTTGACCCTCAAAATTCTATTAGTTCTTTAAGACAAGTTTATAAACATTATAAAAAACATTTATCTCGATCTAGAAAGCAAAAAAAGTATATTAAAGATACCTTTAGCTGGGATAAAATGAAAGACTTAGTGGAAGATCAACTTAATAAAAACGTCCCCGATTTTCCAACAATAAGTACACTAAATTTATCTAATATTGGTTTACCTAAACTAAATAAAATATAATATGAATCATGATGGAATAATAAATTGTCCTAAATCCGGAGGGGATTTATGTTACAAAACAGAAATAAATAAAGATATTACTAATTATTATAGTTTATCATGTGGTTTTTGGACTAATACTTTAATGTTAGAAGGTTCTGAATTTTATAAGGAACAAGTAGATATTTTACCTGAAATTTATAAAGATCTAGCATGGACCGATCCTAAAACCAAACTAATATGGTTACCCAATACGGTTAATATTAAAGAAAATGGCATGATATTTGCCTCCGGTACAGATATAGAAAATTGGAATTGGGGTGCTGTAAAAGCTATTAAAATTCCTAAAAAAGACCAAGAAAAATATAAAGGTGAAAAATATAGAGCTGATATGACTACTATAAAATATTTTAAAGAACGTGATTTTATAGATGCTCTTTCATATATTGGATTACTACCAGAATAGAACAATATGAAAATAAGTTATGCAATAACAGTATGTAACGAGTTTCTTGAAATACAGAAACTTGTTCCATTTTTATTAGAAAATAAGAGAATAAAAGATGAAATAGTTATTCTATATGATAGCAAAAATGGTGACCCTGAAGTATTAAGTTATTTATTGAAATTTAATAAACTACCTAATGTACAAACATGGAGAGGATTTGATTTTAATGGTCATTTTGCTGATTGGAAAAACCAATTAACAGAATATTGTTCAGGAGATTATATATTCCAAATAGATGCTGATGAAATGCCCCATCAGGTATTATTAGGTTACCTCCCAGAAATATTAGGTAATAACCCTGATAACGAAGTATATTTAGTTCCAAGAGTAAATACAGTCGAAGGATTAACTGATGAACACATCAAAAAATGGGGTTGGAAAGTTAATGATAAAGGGTGGGTAAATTACCCCGATTACCAGTGGCGTATATGGAAAAATAAACCTGAAATTAAATGGAAAAATAAAGTACATGAGGTTTTAGAGGGTTTTAAAACATATGCTCCTATCCCTTCAACCGAACAATTATCTTTATATCACCCTAAAACAATTGATCGTCAAGAAAAACAAAACGCATATTACGACACACTATGAGACAATGGTTTATTATAAATGATCAAATTATTGATGCTGGGGTTAATGTAGACTATTTAGGGGTACATAAAAATAATTTAAAAAATATTAATGATGTTTTACTCCCAGAAAATTATGATGGTTGGTTTCCTTTTATGGGAATGTGTTATAGCATAGGAGACTTAGGAATTAGAAGTGGAATTTTTGAGGCATTGAAGAAAAAATACCCTAAAATTAAAATTGCTTTACCAACAAAAGAATATGTAAAACAAATGATTCCTGGGGTTAATAATTGGAGCTACCAAGGGGAAAATAAAGCATTAGATAATAAGGATATTATCCATAAAAACAACCCTTACATTGATAAATTTTTTAGTAAAGGAGAATTCACCCGAATATTTACAGACCATGACCGTTGTTATAGTTCTTTAATCCACGATGGGGAAATGGTAAGATCTTGTGATGAACCACTTGCTGAACAAATTTTAAGAAGATTTGGATTCACAGATGAAGACTTAGAAAATATAGATTCAAGACCCAAATTGTATTTTGATCAAGAAGAAATAGATAAATGCGAAGATATAATTAATAAACATTTTGGAGATAAGCCTTATGGGTGTTTATTGTTTGCTTCAAGGATAGAAAGTTTAAAAGGAAGATGGGATTATGATCATTATTTAATTAAAGAAACTAAAGAGTACCATAATAAACCTGTATTTTATTTTAGTGAATTTGATATTAATACTACAGAATGGGGGAAATGTTTCCCTAACAGTATAGACTTTTCAGAATTAGGATTATCTTTAAGAGAACAAGTTTATATTAAAAGTAAAGCACTGTTTAATATCGGGTATCAAGCAGGTATAACAGATGCCGCAAGTGGTAAAGATACTAAAACTATAACTTTATGTCCATATAGTACTATAAGGGAATGTTGTATTAGGGGGACTAAATATGTTTATAAAGATGGGTCAGTAAAACAATTTTAAAATGAAAGTAGCATTTTTAACCGAAATGGGATTTAATGGGAAAGTATCTAATGATCACCCTAATATGAGAACTGAATTTGCATGGATGAATGCTTTAAATGCTGATCACTTTAATCTTAGACAAATTGAAAATGTTAAAAATTATGATGCTGTACTTTTAATATTACCTAAAGGACAAGTTTATCTAAGTGCCGATGGGGGAGTTTCTCTTTCTTCTAAAGAAAACCCAATTAGTGATATTTTAAAGTTTCCTTATAAAGAAGTACTTACTAAACAAAGTAATAAAAAAATATTTTACGTTCAAGAAGGCCCTACTTGGTGGTTTAATGACTACGAAATTCATAATCAAATCTACTTTTATAACCAGCTTCAATCTTTTGATGGTATTTTAGCTCATAATGAACATGATGTAAAATTTTATAAAGGATTATTTCCAACTAAACCTGTACAAGCTATAGGAACTTTAATGAGAGACTTTCATATTAAAAATATAACTCCTAAAACTGAAGATAAAACTTTAATAGGAGGTAACTTTTCCCATTGGTATGGAGGATTTCAAAGTTATTGTGTAGCTCAAGAATTTAATAACCCAATTTGGGTTCAAGAATCACATAGTAAAAGAATAAATGAAGACCAATTACCTAATTTAAACCATTTTCCAAGGTTAATCTGGAATGACTGGATTACAGAACTAGCTAATTTTAAATATGCAGTGCATTTAATGCCTACAGTTGCTGCGGGAACTTTTAGTTTGAATTGTGCTTATTTTGGCATACCTTGTATTGGGAATGAATTAGTAGATACCCAATACAAATGCTTTCCAGATTTATCAGTAAATGTTGAAGATATAGAAGGAGCACGTACATTATCTCTTTTATTAAGAGATAACCCTGAATTTTATAAAGAATGTAGCTTAAAAGCTAAAGAAAATTACCATAAATATTATAATGTAGAAACATGGAAAACAAACATATTGAACATACTGTCATAATTCCTAGTCATAACACATTAGAACACTTAAAAAATACTTATCAAAGTATAAAAAAGTACGCACCTAAAGTTAATATGATTATTATAGATGATGCCTCAGAAGATAAAACATCAAAATGGTTATCAAACCTTAATGATGATTATTTGCAAACTATAATTTCTAAAGAAAGAAAAGGTCATACCTATTGGTATGATGAGGGAATGAGAAGAGCTAAAACAGATATCGTATCTATTTTACACTCAGATATGATTATAGGTCCTGGTTACTTTGAGAATATGTTAAAACATTTAGAAAAAGGTAAAGTAGTTTGTGCTACTAGAATAGAACCTCCTATACACCCAGCAGGGCTCGAAAAGCATGTTCAACATTTTGGTATTAATCATGATGATTTTAATTGGGAAGCATTTGAAGATTTTTGTATTGAAACTTATAATAAAGATAAAGATGTAACTACAAAAGGTATATTTGCACCTTGGATGTTATATAAAGAAGATCATTTAAGTATAGGGGGACATGACCAAAGATTTGCCCCTTATGGGTATGAAGACTCAGATATATTTAATAGATGGATACAAGCAGGATACAAAATGATCCAATCTAGAGATTCTTTATGTTACCATATGACCTGTAGGGGTCATAGGTGGAATAAGGGAGTTGGTATTGAAAATTCTGATTATAAGGAAACTATGGGTAGGTGTAGAAGAGAATTTTTAAGAAAATGGGGTGAATGGATACAAAATGACCAATATCAATATCCTATTATAAATCCTAAATACGATAAAGGTTTAATTATTAAAAATTGTAATGATCAATTTATTGAAATGCTAGAACCTTGGTTTGATACTCTATATGTTGATTGTGATTACAAACCCTACATTCAAAAAGAACAAAAAAGAACAGTTACTAATTTATTAGATAGATTAAAACCTTATGATAATGAAAAACAAAATAATATTTTAGTCACTATAGATATTAAACAATTTACCCAACAAGATTTTACTTATATAAACCAACTATCAGCTATCATTAAAGATAGTGGCCAAGTTGGAAGTTTTAAATTAGGAAATTTAAGAATTGATATAATTTCTATGGAAGAATATTTGGTTAACTAACTTATTTATATTATATTACATATTATGAAAAATTACAAATTAGGATTTACAGCTGGTAACTTTGATTTATTACATCCTGGTTATATAGTTACATTTGAAGAAGCTAAACGTCATTGTGAAAAATTTATTATTTTTTTACAAAATGACCCTTCATTACATAGAAAATCAAAATATAAACCAGTAATCCCTGCTTGGGATAGATATAAAGCATTAATGTCAATTCAATATATTGATGAAGTTTATATGTATCAAACTGAAGAAGAATTACTAGGTTTAATTAAAACATTTAAACCAGATCTAAGAATTTTAGGTGAGGATTATTTAGGTAAGTCCTTTACAGGAGATGATTTACCTATTAAAGTATTATATACTTCTAGATCACATGGGTGGTCAACTACTAAGTTAAAAGATTTAATTACTAAACAAACTATAAAACAAAACCCAGACATATTAAATGAAAAATAACATACCAGTTTTTACTGATGTTAGAGGTGAATTTATTCCCTATGACTTAAAAGGTTGGGATCAGATGAATATTAGTATTAACGAAGCTAGATATACATTCAGAGGTTTACATTATCAAATTAATCCCCGGCAAACTAAATTAGTTAAAGTTATCCAAGGAAAAGTTTTAGATATTATATATGACTTAAATTCTGCTAATACTGAAGTATACGAGTTAGATAAAAATAATGATTTGTACATAACAGATAATTATGCTCATGGTTTTTTAACATTAGAGCCTAATACTATATTTACTTACTTAGTTAAAGGAAAATACAATCCTAAAAGTGAACATAGTATTATTTGGGATACAATCCCAGAAGTAAAATCTATTATTGAATCTTATACCACAGCAGATAAACTGACAATTTCAGAAAAAGATAAATTAGGAAAATGAGAATTATAGTAACAGGAGGAGCAGGATTTATAGGATCCCACTTTATAAATTTAGTAGGTAAACAAAACCCAACAGTTGAAATTGTATTAGTAGACAAGTTAACTTACGCTTCTAATTTAAATAATTTAGATGTTAAGGTTCAATTTATTAAAAAAGATATATGTGATATAACCCCAGAGGATTTAGGGGTATATGATTACTTAATTAATTTTGCGGCTGAAAGTCATGTTGACAATTCAATTAAAAATGGGAAACCGTTTGTAAAAACAAATGTTGAAGGTACTTTTAATTTATTAGAAGTAGCTAGACAAAACCCTAATCTAAAAAAATTCGTCCAAATATCAACTGATGAAGTTTATGGGGACATGGATGATATTAACTCTGATGTGCTAGCAACAGAAGACTTCCCATTAGTAGGATCATCATATTATTCAGCAACTAAAGCGTCAGCTGATTTATTAGTTCAATCAGCAGGTCGAACATATGGATTACCATATTTAATAACTCGCACTTGTAATAATTACGGTAAAAACCAACACCAAGAAAAATTATTACCTACAATAC